AAGTATGGATCTGCTTCATTCCATTGATTTGAATTAGGTATTACGATAGGCACTTCTTCTGGTTGTGATGCTTCTCCACCACCTGCACCCATTGCTGCAACCTTTTGATTCTGAGCTTCAACTGCCTGCATGACAGCCAGGTTTGCATTCTCTTTAGTCTTTCTCTTGTTACTATTCTCTTCAGATTTAAAACCAAGTAACCGTTTACCAACGTCTTTGACGCTGTTGAATACTTGACCTGCTTTATCTAGGGTCATTTTAACTACCCTTGTTGCAGGATCTAACTGCTGATTCTGTGGCTCGGTGTCACCTTTACCCTTAAATGCATACTCACCTCTTACATTCTTCTGTTGATCGCCACTAAAGTTACCACCTACTCTTCCTCTATCTTTAGCACCCGATCCTCTCTTTCTCCTCTGGATAGGCTCAATGTTTGGTTTGATTTTATCACCCTTAATCGTCTCTGTAGGTTTAGTTTCTGGTGGCTCAACCTTACCCCATACGTCTCCCATCTTCCATGTCACAAAGTCCTTTGTAGACATGTTCATATTATCACTACTTCCAAATTTGAATCTTCTTCTCTGCTCTTTTTTACCTAGACCTAAGAAACCTGTCTTGACTGTGTATGTAGGATAGTATACGTCAACCATACGCATACCTGCTGCGATACCATGGTCATCAACATAACCTCCAGCTTTGTATAGTGATTCATATGAATTGATAGATTTATATTTTGCTTCACCACCATCTGCAAATCCTTTTGGTGTTGCATATCCTTTACTTACTGCTTCTCTCATTCTTCTACCAGTAAGACCAGAATCTGTTTTTGTCTTAGGTGTGTTGAATGGGACGATGAATGCTGATCCACCACTTGCTCTATTAGGCATTCCAACCCACTCTAGACCGTGACCAATGAATGATACAGAGTTACCACCATCCAAACTTACAGGATAACCAGACTGAGGACCGTTGATCCATCCACCTCTAGCATACTCTGGGACTTGTGGTTGTATTACACCACCACCTGCAAACCAGTTGCCAGGATTCCACCATCCACCTTCGCTGCTCTTAGGTGATACTGCATGGATTATTTTATTCATTAATCCAATAACAGACTTCTCACCTCCACCAATCATCTTGTTGAGAGCTTTGATCTGATTACCTTCTTCTTGTATCTGTGATTTATCTTCGTCAACACCGCCTGATCCACCTGAGCTCTCTGATCCCATGACACTCATGGGGACACCAAATACTTCTGCTAGTGGTGCAATAAAGTTGCCGATCATTGACTTCAGAGGACCTGGCAAGAATTTTGCAAACATAGATCCTACCTTTGCAATAACAGATACGATAGAGATACCAACCGCTTTGATAGGTAGTGCCAACAACTGTGACAGTGCCATGACCTTACGAGTCATCATCTGTCTGTAGTCATTTGCAAATTCAAACATAGCACCCAACTTGGATTCACCCTCGGATGCTTCTCCACCGTCGTCCATCTTGGGGACGACTACCATACCACCTGCTGCCTTTTCAATCGTAACGCCATAGTTTTTAAGTTTCTCAGCATAGCTCATATTGTAATAAGCCATGTATTCATCTGTAGAAACCTCTTTGTCATTAATATATGCCTGACCAGTATCCATGTCGAATCGACCAGATACCCTCTTCGTAGGTTTGAATTCCTTCTTCGGTGTAGGTTTAGGTTTTTCTACTTTTGGTTTCTCGTCTTTCTTACCGCCTCCTGCAAAGAAACTTAAGATAAAAGTCAATGCCTTCATCAAACCAATCAAAGGTGCAAATGCTACCGTGCCAAAGAATGCACCAACCTTCTTGATCATTGGCATAGCAGGCTCAATAAAGTCTAAGACCTTATTAAATGCACCACCAAGTGCCTTAAAGAAATCTCCTGCTGCCTGTTGTATAGGTGCAAAGACAGATGCAAATACTTCTCCGATTGCTCCGAAGAATTTCATGAATGGATCAATGATGGGTTGCATTGCCTTACCAATACCACCACCTACAGCACCACCAACAAATGCACCTGCTGCACCTGCCAACGCACCTGCACCAGGTATTCCAGTCGCTGCACCCAGAGAAGCACCGATTGCTTGACCTGCACCTGCACCAACACCTGTGCCTATTGCTTCTCCTTGCTCTGCACCAGATAACCGTGCTGCTGCATATGCTGCACCACCAAATACTGCTGCACCACCAACTCTACTACGCAGAACGCTACTTGCTACTTTCCTGAGCTTTCCTCCTAGTCCACCTGCCTTCATCAGGTTTTTGACCATGCCAAAAAGCATGCCCACAACTGCTTTTATGCCTTTGAGTGCTGCTAATGGATTCCTAAGTATCGTGAATGCTGCAAATATAGGTGCTAAGCCCAGTGCAAACTGCATCACACCAAAGAATCCTCGTAGTGACAAAGGATTCTCTAAAAACTTTATTAAACCTTTTCCTGCTGTGCCTAGTAAGAAGGTGGTGACTCCAAATGCCCACTTACCTATAGCATATAAACCTTTTGCTAATGCTTTGACTTTATCTGGATTTTTCATGATCCAGTCAAAGATTGCAAACTTAACTATCCCTGCAAATAACCATGTTGCAATACTACCAAGCATCGCAAAGAAACCACCGAATGTTTTCGCTGCTACACCAACAAAACCTGCAATAATCTTTCCAGATGTAGTCTTTACCTCTGCTGCGTCGTCTCTCTTCTCTCTTTGTGCTTCTTTCTTATCCTCTATCTTCTGACGTGCTGCATCACGTTTTTCATTAGAATCTTTTAACTTCCTATATCTCTCATCAATACCTTTCTGTGAGATTTGGAATTGCACCATCTCTTTCATGGCAATAGTCTGTTTCTCTAGTGCCAATGCAATAGAGTTTAATGTGCCACCAAGACTATTTGCTGCATTAAGATTCTTCTTTAAACCTGTAGTAATCTCTTGTGTTTCCTTACTGGCACTCTTATCCACCCCCTTAAAAGATACCATCTTATAAAGGGCAGGTTTTTTAATAACTGTCTTGGGTTTTTCTGCCATTATCGTCTAAGGATACCAGGTGTCAATGGTTGAGTGACTTTCTTGTAGGTCTGACCACCGCCACCTCCACTATTTATTGCGATAGGCATGGATATAGGTAGACATACAGGAGTGTCAGTCTGCTCAAGTGCTTCCTCTGCCTTTGCTCCATCTATCATCATTTGACGGTCTGCTTCATTCCTATTTTCTAGTTGTTGATATTTGTCTATTGATGATTGGATTGGGACGTCTTCTTTCTTAGGTTTTCTCTTGAATCTACTGAATATATTTACAACCTTAGTAATAAGATCCTTAACACTTGATCCTGCTGTAGGCACACTTTCTCCTGTAGGGACAGCATCAGCAGCAGGTATCGCTGCAGGATTAGCTCCTTGCATCTTAGGCTGAGGTGTCTGACCTCTAAATTCTTGTGTCTGTGGCATATCACCATCTGTGTCACCCTCTACCTCTGCACCAAGTTGTGCTGCAGCGAACGATCTATGATCACTTGGCGATGCATCTAAGTGAATATGGACTGATCCACTAGGTTTATTTCCTTGCAATCCAATGACAGACTTAGGTCCTACCATTGATCCTACACTGGTTTTAATACTGTCAAAGTGGTGGAATTGCATCCTGTCCTTACCATGATTAGCAATCACCACAGTGTTATGACTGTCACCACCTGCATATACAACTTTACCAGTAACACCTGCAACAACTGGTGTGCCTCTATCTAATCCTGGTCTATTCCAATCTCTTACTGCAACATAGTCTCTAGGTACGATAGGATGACCACCTAGTCTATTGTTGTTATATGAATGACTATCAGATTTATTATGGTGTAGAGCATAATCACTGAATGGAGTTTGAGGTGTCAGTTTAACATCAGCAACTGCTCCATTGGTTGATAACAAACCACCCTGTGAATATCCCTGTATCTCTTTCTTCCTTTGGATCTTCTGATCCATTCTCCTATACATCCCAATAGAAGTAGATTCACCCATACCAGTCCTAGAAGATCTCTTCTTCTTGGTGACCATCTTCTTGACAAAGCTGCCAATTCCAATGGCAGCACCCATGAGAAGACCACCCACTGCCATTTCTTCTGTATCTTCATCGGTATCCATTGTATCTACAGCTCTCTGTAGAATACCAATAAGACTATTCTTACCTACACCTATCATCTTGATAGTTGTAGACAAATCACTCTGTGGTTTCTTTCTCTCCTCTGCCATCAAGTCAACCTGTGGGACAGGAATTGCTTTCACACCACCACTACCACCTGAGCTTGCAGATGCACCACCTCCAAAAATCTGAGATACTACTGACAGTTGAGGACCTAATATCTTCTTGACGTTAGGTGCAAATATACCAAAAAGTGCGATACCACCAGTAATAGCAGCAACTAGACCCTTACCTAAAACATCTACTGCTAGTGCTAATCCCATCAAAGGTGATGGTGTGAGTCTATTCTTAGATGATATCTTAGGTTTAGTATCCTGCTGAGTAGGAGCTGGAGTAAAAGTTGCTCTATCTCTATTCTTATCAAATTTAGGAGTCTGACTTCTACCTCTAAATTCTCCACCCTGATCAAATTGCTCAAGATCTGGTTTCTTCTCTGATCCTTTTGCATTTGCTACCTGATCTAATTCTATATCTCTGCCAGGATCCTTACGTCTTATAACATCCCATGCAAATCCTATAGGATTTAAAGTAAATGCGACAATATTCTTAATTAAATTGAAGGTAAACGACAATACCTTAAAGACTGTCTTAATGGCACCACCTAATACAAAACCTACAAACTTTGTAATAGGTATAATTGCCTTCATTATAGTGCCGACAATATTACCCAATGCCTTAAAGAATGTGCCGAGTAACTCTTTCATTGGCTCAAGCACTGGCATGAGAGGAGCTAGGAATATGTCCTTCATCATTCCAAATGCTCGTGCAATAGGCTCAAAGATAGGTTGAATAATAGGTCCTATCTTACTACCAATGAATCCACCTAAGAAGTCACCAATAGCAGCACCAATCATAGGTCCGAAAGGTCCTAAGAATGGTAACAATGCACCACCTGCTGCTGCTCCCGCTACACCACCGATTGCTTTACCTACACCTTCACCTGCTGCTGTGCCTTTTGCCTCTCCTTCTCTATCTCCACCCATGATGCGACCGATACCACCAACTACGGATGTAGCACCTGCCAACATTGTGGCACCACCGCCAGGTATCCTTCCTTTTAATCCTTTGAATGCATTACCCATACGTCTGGTAGCACCCATCTTCATGCCACCGATCTTAGACGTCGGTCTAACTCTATTCTCAAATGCTTTTAATCCGCCAGGCTGCTTACGAGCTGCCTTACGCATCGTATTATACTCTTCTTTAGTATAAAACTTATTAGTCTTTTTGTCGTAATATCCGTTTTTTACTCTTTCAGTTGCTTCTTTAGCACCCTGCTCAGTCTTTCTAGCACCTTCAAAGATATTGGTTAGTTTACCTACATCACTAAACAACTTCCATGGCATGAGTAAGTATTGTGCACCTCTAAGTGCTGCAAGACCTACCAATAACTGCATTCCTCCCTTAAAGAATCGGAATACCCTATTGATCTTATTCTCTCCTAAATTATCTGTCCGACCAAACATATTGGTCAGTCCATTTAAGACATTATTAACACCAAAACTCGTTATCTTATATACAAACTTAACTAGAGATGCTACTGTTTTAAATACTTGTTTAATTGCTTCTCCATTCTTCGACATCCAGTCGAGACCACCAAACAAGAGAAATGCACTAAAAATTGAGCTGAAGAATCCACCGATCCTATCCAACATCTTCTGGAAAGGAGTCAATTCCTTCTTTCTATTCTCTTTCTCCTTCGCTATCTCCTTGCCTTTCTCTAGATTCTTAGACATGTCCGCAGACTTGTCTCTCTTTCCTCGTAACTTCTCTCTTTTCTTCTGGACTTTTAGGCGTGAAGCGATAAGTTTCTTCTCTTTATCCTTACCTACATCATATTTTCTATCTGTCTTGACTTTGCCTACAATGTAATCCTTTTGGAATTCAGTAATGATTGCCATCTGCTCGATGGACTTACCGATGCCCTCAGTGGTCTGTCCGAGTCTGTTCACACTCTTCCGAAGTCCATTCATGTTGGTGCCGACCGTAGTCGTGGACTTGAAAGGTTTAACAGTAACGAATGACCGTATTGCTGACATTAGAGATTAACTCGATTCCTGTTATTTTCTGCTGCACGGCGTCTTTCTTCTTCTTGAAGATAGGCTAGTAACAAATTAACATAGACATCTCTCTCCCATGGGATCATATTCTCTAACTCAGTCAAAGAATACTTGTGATGCTGCATCAAAGCAAAATTAGTCTTGTATAGGTTTTCAAGACTATCATGCAACAGACTTATGCGAAAAAAGCTGCTAAGCCCTCAAATACAATGTCATTATCTTTTTTGGTCTTAGGATTCCTCACACTCATGGTATAACTGAGTTTTGGAATAGTTTCAAAGAATTCTTGGATCTTCGCAAATTGGTCTGAATTCAGACTCTCTAGGAAGTCAACTGCTTCTTTTTTAGTGAAACTATCATAAACTTCATCACCATCGAATGCTTGACCAATACAACTTGCTGCAAGTTGGAAAACGTCATCAATGGTTTGCTCACCATCTGTCATATTCTGTTGGACGAAAATGTCGAGTGAAGGATACTTCATTACGACTCCAACATCATCAGTAAACATGATTTTAGGATTATGATTATCAGGTACTTGTAACTCAACCTTGTCTAAAGGCACTGATACATCCACCTGTGTTTCACCATCATCAGGCATTGTTACCTTGAATTCACTAACCTCTCCGACCGCTTTTGATCTGATTTTGAGGAAAACATACTCAATTTCAAAAGTCGCGAGTTTTTCAACTTCCTTGTCCAAGAGAGACGTGCAGTTCTTAATGATAGTTTTAACTGCCTTAACCATCTCCTTTTCATCCTTCGATTCCATGGCGAGATAGAGGAGTTTCTCTTCTTTAACAAGGAAAGGACGGTAAGTAAGTTTCTTACCCGTGATCGGGATTTTAAGGTCATGCTCAGGTAGTGCAATTTTGGGTAATGGCATAATATACTCAAATACTATATGTTTTATTTAGACCCCAATACCGACGAAGTTTTCGAGACTGGAATCTATGCTAAGTGAATCAAGCACAGAAGAGTTGTCCATTGGAATTTGGACATCCTTAAGTGCACCTTTAAACATCTTAGCATTGTTTGGTGTGTCCATACGGTATCTCTCGTAATAGAAAGAGATATCCAATTTAATTAGATCCGTAGGTCCATTATTTAGTGTGATTGCAGACATGTCAAATGGAAATGCTCCATACATTGTCCAACAGGCAGATACACCGTTGAAACGCTGCATATAGGTTGCTTTTTGACCATTATCTTTAGTCCTAGTCTGCTTTCCAACGTAGTTGGATGCTAATTCCCATTTAATTAGACGAAGTTTACTTGTATATTGATCATACATACCCACTCTATTCTCTGAGTCGGATGCTGTGTAATTCATCCATCTCTCAAAATACTCTCTATGATACATGTCTTTAGGTAGCAAGAATGATACTTGCAATTCACTAAAAGTAGTATCAGTGGCAAATCTTCTCATTGCACCAACGTCTCTTACTGTGCCAACAGTAATACGTCTGCCAGGTATACTCACAGTGTCAGCATAGTAATTCATCATATCAGCATGCTCACGGTATTTCCTCATCTGCGTCTGGTCTTCGATACCGATGAATCCAAGTGCGTTATCAAGGAATTGGTTACCAGTCAAAGACTGCTCAGCAAAGTCACCGCCAACACTTGTCATAACAGGTGGCGGATCAATTACCACTTGGAAGAGATTAGATCTTGCAGGCTCTTTATTACCTGTCCCGATTAACTCTCTAAAAGTGTTTATTGAATTGGGTTGTTTGTAGCTCATACTCTGCTCCAGATTACGCTACTAGGCACTGGCACTTTGACTCCCATTCTTGTAAATAGAAACTGCTCTAATGGCAGTGGGACATAATCTGTAAATGCCGAAGGTGGCACTATGTATATATTTGATGCACTAGACATAAAGTATTTATGATAGCAACGCGAAGGATATGTATTTGCACCTCCTGCCCATGATTTTCCTACTATTTGCCTTGCAGATGGGCGTAAATAGTGGATATTACCACCACTAAACTGTCCTAAAAAGTTGTCTACATCAGTCACAAGAGTTAGTGGGTGCATGTCATACCAGTCTAATCGTTGTGATTGTGCTACATAGTCATAGAATAGAATATCACCTTCTCTGATAGGACGCCCTAAAGACTCTAGACCATATCTAACCTGTGAGCGATACCAATCCTTAGATTGACTACGCCCTCCTGCTAGCTC